TCAATCGATTGATTAAGCGGTAAGTAATGCCTAAGATTCAATTCATAGTGATTGTGACCGTGTTCTGTCTCAATGTTTAGTTCTGGATATCTAGTATTAATGATATCCTTAAGATTGTAAAACCCGTCTCTACTCTTAAATTCCCATTCAATAGATACAGGCTTTGATAATGTTGTATTGTGTTTTCTTAATGTATGCATAATGATATGCCTCCGTGATTTTAATAATGATAATGATAATGTTGACTATTTATCTTAATAATGGCTTTTTCTTTCTCCATAATGCACCCCCTAAGCTCCTTTACGGATGATAATGCTTTCGGGTTAAGGTTGCACAGGCTCTCAGTTTATGGGTATAGTCGCACCTCTACTGCCGTATCTTCACTTCCTAAGTGGGTTGTATCTGTTTCTAATAAATTCACCTCAAATTTAAAAACTTTATATATATATTATATATCTAATCTATCATAAGTGCAACAGGTGAATTTTACTACAATCTCGACACACAATGTGCCCCCCTATTTATTTTTGTCCACTATAGGTTATAATTTAATAGATGAGGAAAGAATTATGGAAACAGGTATGGTTATCACATTCCCGTAGGAATCAACCTGTTTATGGTCACCATAAGCTAAGTCTGAAGCAATCACTATTCGCTCTTTTGTTTTATGCACAAGGAATCCTATGGTGTGGCATAAAGCTGGTTCTTCTAGTTCCATGTTGGATAGTTCTGTCCATTCCGAGTGCGATTGTGGGTCTAGCCACCAGACTTCGATTTTGGGGAAAGGGTTCTTAGGAAACTTCATATATAAAAAACTAAAATACTAATTTAATTGTGTCAAGTATAGTTCAAAAAAAATTTGCGAAAGCTTCGCTTTTACTTGTATAATATCTCTATGCCTAGTTACACAACTGTAGATAATGTATATAATCTCTATCCGAGAGTGGGAAGTCTTTCAACTGTTACTTCATCATCTGTTAGCTTTTTTATAGACCAAGCGGAAAATGAGATAAATGGTTTTCTTGTAAACAACTATACTTTACCTTTTACAAACGGAGCACCGATTGTAGAATCTATCGCAACAGAATACTCTCTTGTTAAAATATTAGAAAGATTCTTTACTCAAGAAATTGGAAGTGAAAATTCATGGGTTGCTGCAAGAAGAGAGCAGGTCATGGATTATTTAAATAAAATCAATACAGGAGAAATCGGGATATACAATAATTCGCTTGAGCTAATTACTTATAATGCAGGCGATACAATCTTCTCAAACACAATGAATTACAATCCTACATTCACTATGCTTAACTCTACACTTCAGCAGATTGATTCTGATAGATTAGATGATGAGCTAGATGCTGTAGACAATGAAGATTACAATCCATCTCTATACTAATGCTAAGAACTGTATATGACCTAAATCAGATTACTAGTCGTGTAAATAGGCTTGATAAAGCATTTGGGGTGAAGAACAGAAGAAGACTTATCAAACAAGCCTCTGAAGACATTCTTAAAGAGATAAGAAGAACTTTTAGAACAAAAGCTTCTCCTGATGGTGAACCTTGGGCAAAATTAGCTCCTAGGTATCAAGAGTTTACAAACACGGATGGAGACATTGGTATTTTGTCTGGGCTTATGTTAAATTCGATACCTGGTAAATTTGCAAACAATTCAAGGTTTAAAATGAAACTTACAAGCACAAAGACAGCAACAACATTAGATATGCAACATTTATTAAAATATGCTGAATGGTTTAACGATGGCTCAGTAGGTGGTGTAAGAACTGGTGGTAAAGGATTAAAAACTCAAGCACAACTATTTGGAGTTAGAGCTCAACCAGCTAGACCATTTATGCCTGATGCAGCAAATGTTGATTTTGACACCTTAGAACGACTTAGACTTGATATATCAAAAGAATTTAACAAGAGGTTAAAATAATGGCGATTATAGATTACACAGGAATTGAAAATGAAATTAAATCTTTATTAGATAATGATTCAAGAACTAATTCTTTTGGCGGTAGAGCAACTACAATTGAAGTAGAAGGCGAAGCAATTTTAAATGAAGTAAGTTGTCCTCAAATACAAATCTTTTTAGAAGAACATGAAACATTACAAGATACAGAAACTATTGGTGGGGCTACACCTTATCTAACATCATTATCAATTGTTATCTGGATGTATGATTTTAATTTAGAAAATGTTGGTGGTAGTCAGGCAAGAGATACAATGCTTGGGAAAGTAAAAGAAGTTTTAAAAGAAAACAAAACTTTGAATGATACAGTTTTATATTTTAAATTTGGCGGTGGAGAGTTTGATAATCAAAAAAATACTGCTGGACTTGGGTTTTTTAAAGGTGTATCATTAACTTTAGACTGTGAGGTCAAAGAATAATGAAAATAGAATTTTTAGTAGGCGGATTAGAATTAGTAGGATTTGGAGTTACCGAAAAAGGAAAGAAGGTTGAAGTGTCTGATGTTCTTGGAGCACAACTTGTTTCTGAAGGCATTGCAAAACCTATAAAAGCTAGTAAAATAAAAGAAGAAACTAAAGTTTCAGAAGGAGATAAATAATGGGCTACGGAATTGGTGGACATTTAGCAATATCAAAACAAAATTCAGTTGGAACAGCAACATCAAATTGGGTGTATATTCCGTTTGTATCTGAATCTCTTACTGAGAACATTGAACAACTACAATCAGAAAGTTTAAAAGCAATCTATGACAATCCAAATATGTTAGAAGGAATTAATAATGTAACTGGTGATATTGTATTTGAACCACATCCAATTTATTTAGGACACTTCTTAAATGCTTGTATTGGTAATGCAACATCAACATTACAAACATCTGCTTATCAGCATGAGTTTATTCCAAGACAAAATGACTTTGATGCTAACTTTGCATTACAACCTTATACAGTAGCAGTATTTAAAAATGTTGGAAGTAGCTATCAATACACAGATGCTATGATTCACACACTTGCAATAGAAATCACTGCTGGTGGAATCATCAATGCAACTGCAACAGTTCATGCTAGAACATCATCATTACAAAATCCAACAACACCTAGCTTTATTTCAGCAGACCCATTCACATGGAACGAAACATCATTACAAGTAGCTGGTTCAGCTTCAGATGCTTTCGAATCTGCAACAATCACAATTGATAATCCAATTGAAGGAATTGCAACTCTTAACGGAGCTAAAGTTCATTCAAGAGTTAAAAGAACAGGATTTAGAACTGTAAATGTAGCTGGAGACCAAGACTTCTCTTCACAAGCTGAATACAATGCATTTAGAGCTCAAACAAGACAAAGATTCCAATTTACAATCACTGGAGATAACATTAGTGCTGGTGGAGCAGAATCAAATGAAATTACATTTGATATTCCACAATGTAACTATACAACTTATACTTCTCCTGTTGGTGGTCCAGGAAGAATCACAGCTTCTTATGAAGGTAATGGAGAATACGATGTATCTTCAAGCTATTCATTAAGAGCAACATTAACAAACACTTCAGCTAGTTATTAAATATAGGAGGAAACTCATGAAGTTCACTGTAAAAGATAAAGAAGTTAACATTAACCCTGCAACTCTTAGACAGATTCACGAACTAGAACAACAAATCGGTAGTCTTGCTGACTTAGGCGAGAAAGCACCATTTGATACTATTGTTAAAGTTTTAAGTGTAGCTTTACCAGCAACAGAAAACGAAGTAACAGTAGATTGGATTTTAGATAGTTGTTCTATGGAAGATGTCAAAGTGCTTAACGAGATGGTAGCTCATTTTTTAGGGGCAAGCTCCCTCGAGCAAAAATAAAAGAATTAGACATTATTGATTTCTTTGCTTACCATTATGGATGGTCAAAAAGTCAGACCTATGAGCTTACTGCTCATGAAATTGATAAATTGTATGCTATAATTGTAAAGAGAGTTAGGCAGACAAACTCAAGGAATCGAAATGGCTAGAAAGAACGAAGCGAAATTTTTTGTAACCCTAGACACTAAACAATACACTTTTGCTTTTAAGAAACTCGCTGCTGGCAATGCCAACTACATAAAACAACTTAAACTAATGCAACAACAAGAGGCAAGGTATCGCCAAACTCAAAAAGCATTAGGAGCATCTTTAACTAATCTAGCAAGAAAAACAGAAGTTATAGCTAAAGGCTATAAACATTTTGGAGCAACCCTCTCTAATAATAATAGAATTGTAAGCACAGCTATAAGTGGATATAAAAGCTTTCAATTAAGCCAACAACGAATAGCGACTTCACTTGGTCAAAGCACAAAAGCAATTAGAACACAGACTGCTGCCTTACAACAGCAGAAACTAGCTTATGCAGGAATGTCTGGTGCAGGAAGAGCACCAATGTTACCTCCTGTAGAAGGACCTACAAAACCATTTGGTAAAGCAACTCCTATACTACCTCCTGTAGCACCAAGACAAACTTATGAGCTAGAAAGAATTAAAAAAGCTACCAAACAAGCTGCACAAGCACAGAAAGCATTAGCAACTAATATGAAAGTAGTTAATGGTGTTGCAATGGCTAGCAAAGGACCTTTAGGTGTTATGGGTAATGGTTTAAGAGCTATTGCAGGTTATCTAAAG